TATCAAGTGGAACTTTAATCACAGTTGGTGGGTTTGTTGCATCAGATTATGATGGCTCACATAGTTATTTAACAGCAGGTTTAGGTAATTCGTTAAATTATGTCGATAGTATTAGTTTATTTAGGGTAGGTAGTTCAGATAGTATTGCAGCAGGTAAAAGGCTTTGTTCAGACGATAAAATCGGGGTGCAAGGTTATTTTATTGACTACTTTAACAACACAAGCAGTTCGTATAATGATGGTACAGGCTATATAACAGCAAACCAGTCTATATTAGCAGCCTCAACGCATTTTGTTTATTCAACTTGCGTAAAAATAAACGGAAATGTTGAAATAGATTTTAACGCTTCTAATGAAACCAGTAGTTTAGCAGCTTGGGATGGTTCAATAGGTACAAGTGGGCAAGCAGGTTATTCTATTGGCAGCGGTGCGGATGGTGGACAGCTTTACGATGGAAAAATACAGGAAATAATAATTTTTGGTTCTGATAAATCAAGCGATAAAACAGGAATAAGAGAAAATCAAAATAACTATTATAATGTTTACTAATGGAATGTATTAGATTTAACACAAACAAAGAGGCAAACGCCTTTATTAAAAATGTAAATAGTGGAGAGGGTTTCCCTGTTGCTAATGGGTTAACAAAGTCTTATTGCAAATTTATTAATTATGAAGGAGGTATTTACATAAAAATTGATTCAGTTATTGAAAAATACATTTCAAATGAAAATATTGTTAATATAGAATTTATTTATAATGATTAAAAAGAATTTACCTTTTCATTGGAAGGAAATAGAGTGTAGTTATATAAAGGTTAATGAGTTATGACTAATACAGAGATAATATCAACAATATTAGGCAGTTCTTTAGTTACAGGGTTAGTAGGTTGGATTTTAGGCAAACGAAAAGAGGATATTGAAGTTGCTTTAAAATATCAAGAATTTTATCAAAAGCATATTGACGATTTGAAAGAAAAAATATCGGAATTAGAAAAAAAAGTAACTATTTTAATACAGCAAGACGAAAAAAAAACATTATTAATAGACGAACAAAGATTAAATTTATCAAAATGGGAGGAGAACTGTATTAGATTAGAGGGTATAATTAAAGAAAAAGATAGACAAATAGCAAAATTAGTAAAAGAATGAAAGAAATAATTTTAGATATAATAGGAGTGTTATTTATAATAGCTTCAATAGTTTTTTTTTATTTAGATAAAATAGATTTTACACAAGGAACTTTTTTAGGGGTTGCTGGGTTGACTTTATTTGTGTTTAAAGGCTCAAATGTAAGGACTTACATAACTAAATTATTAGATAAGTATTTTAATAAATGAGAGCAATTAAATACATAGTAATTCATTGTACTGCAACCAGTAAAAATACTACAATAAAATCAATTAAGAATTATTGGAGAAATAAATTAGGCTGGAAGTCTTACGGTTATCATATAATTGTTAAGCCTAATGGAGATGCTATTGAATTAACGCCTTTAAATAAGATTGCAAACGGTGTTAGGGGTTACAATCATAATTCAATACATATAAGCTATATAGGCGGCATAGACGACAAAGGAAAGCCATTTGATAGTAGAACATCAGAACAAAAAGAAACACTATTAAAACTCGTTAAATCATTAAAAGAAATATATCCAGAGGCAATAGTTCAAGGACATAGAGATTTCCCAAAAGTTTCAAAAGCCTGCCCAAGTTTTGACGCTAAAAAAGAATATAGTGAAATATAGTTTAATAATATTAGCTATTTTAATGGTTGGTTGCAATCCTTTTATTTCAAAAGATTTAAGAATAAAGAATAAGTGTAATAGAAAATTAGAAAGAGTTACAAAGAAATGCCCAGAGCTATTAAAAAAAGATACTCTAATAGCTAATTTAGATACAACAATAGTAACAAATGAGGTTAGAGTTGATACTTTAGTAAGTACTAAACATGATACTATTGAAATTATAAAAGACAAATTCAGAGTAAGGATAGTTAATTTAATAGATACTTTGTTAGTACAGGGGGGGTGTGATGCTGATACTATAATTGTAACAAGAACTATTAAAGTTCCTTATAATGTAGTTAAACCAATAGAGCTAACACCTTTTGAGAAGTTTGCTAACTGGATGAAGCCCTATTGGTGGTTATTAATTGTTATTTTAACTATTTATATTGTTTATAAAAAGTTGCTAAACTAAAAGGGCATTTTATTATTATCTCTTAAATTAGGTATAGCCATTAACTGCTTACCTATAAATAACTTTCTAAACCTTTTTGATGATTTAACACCGTTTGGGCTAATATCATAAATTCGAGCCAATTGAGAAATAGTGTTAACTTCTAATTTATGAGCTGTTAGTTCTAAAATTTGAACTAACTTTTCTTTATCATTCTCTTTATCTACTTCTATAAGTAGTTGATTTTTAGTTTTTTCCATAGTTATAAATTTATAATGTTATATATACGGTTGTTAGCATTAATACTAAGTCCATTGCTCTGCCATAGCTTTTGCAATACCTAAAAAAGTTTTGCTTCTTTTTGTGCTACCATTAGCAAAAGTTTTACCCTTGTAGTTTGCCTTTTCAAGCCTACCACCGCCACCATTAATAAATGGCTGATATTCTGTAAGTATATTTGTGGGTTTCAATTTAGGCAATCCCTTTAACCATAAATAAGTTCTTTTGCTAAATGGGTCTCCATATTCATAAGGTTGTATCACTTGTGTTTTTTCAGGCAATCCTATTACTTTCATTGGCATCGGGTTTTCTATTGCTATTTTTGGGCAATCTGCGTTGTAGAACATCATAAAAAACTCTTTCGCTTCCATTGCTTTTTTAAATCTCTCAGGGTCAATTACTCCTTTTTTCGGGTACATTCTAACTGCACCACCATTTGTCATATAAGTACAAGGTGGAAAAGCAATTATCATATCCCATTTTTGCTTTAATAACTCAGCTGCGTCTTGTTGCAAATGCCATTCAGGGTGTCCACCACTACAAGGTTTTAAATCACAACTATACGCTTCGTGTCCTTTTGCTCTTAATTCTTTTGTTACTGCTTGGCTTTCCTCGCAGGCTAATAATATTCTCATTCTATTTAATTTATTTGTTAATAATCCGTACTAATGCTAACACCGCCTATACGTCAGCTTCCTATAGTCAGCCGAACGCATAGCCAAACCGTTATAGCTAATTGCTTATAAATACTTTTAATGTTTGGCAATCATCTTGTAAGCTAATTTCTATTTTATTAGTTGGTTTCCAATTAACATAGCTTCTACCTTTTTGGTCAATTACTTCTACTCTGTTTACTTTTTCTAAGAAAGTTACAGGAGGCAACATAGCCATAACATCGGATATGCTTAATGCCTTTCCATTTTTGTCAAATAATTCTTTTTTGTTGCTCATATATTTTTACTTGTTATTAGCTTAGTTTAATGGCACTACACATAAACAAACCGTTAGCAAATATACAATAAAATTTTTAACTACAAAAATATAATTATAAATAAAATTAAACTACCTCATTATCAACAGGTTAAGCATTTTTAATAAAAAAAGTTATCTTTTTTTTAGCATCGTATTACTTTTTGTATTACATTTGCTCTATAAACTTTTAAAAACAAACAAAATGGAAAATCAAGAAAAAAAATCAGAACTATCTTTAAAAGATGTAAAAGAAATAATTTTCGACTTAGGTCAAGGTTACCAGCAAACTTTTAAAAATATCCCAATATGGTCAGACATTATGCAGAAAGCTGATGAAGTTGGACATTTCGCATCTGAAATAGTTGAAAGAGTTATTTTAAGTCATAAGTCAATTTCGGAAAAACAAGCGTGGGTAGTTGCTTACTTCGCTAAAAATAACGGATTAATAAACGCTTAAAAATTATAAATTATGAAAGCAAAAGGTCAACACTCAAAGAGAATTAGAAAGATGCTATTAAACATTTTTAAAACAACAAACAATGGATATTGCTCTACTATTGATATAGCAGGGGGTTATATTAGAGAAAATAACGGGCACGTTTACGTAGTTAAAGAAGGTATTAATATTAGAAATATTTAAAGCCTCGTAGTTTCTCTTAAAATTTTAAAACGATATGAAAAAACTAACAAACATTAGATGGAATCAAGAAATGAAACTTCCAAGTATAGAAACTGGAGATAGTTATATTGAAGAAGACTGTTTCCCAATTTTATTTAACTACAATGGATATGAAATTAACGCAAATGTTTCTTTTGGGTTGGTTGTAGATACTTTTGTATTTGATGGCTCAACAGACCATTACGGCGATTCAGAATGTAGAGAAGTTGCAGAAGTTGTAGATGTGGATTTTGAATTAAAAGAAATTTTTTACAACGATGGAGATGAATTTAAGGTAAGTTTAAGGGAGTTTAACGAAATACAAGAGTATTTAAAAAAAGATTTAGAAATACAATATTAAGATTATGGAAAAGAACGAATATAAAAAAAGAGATGCAAACGGTAATCAATTACCAGAGCAAATAGGCAAAGGCTTAAATTTAGAGCATTTAGCTAAAGTAAAAGAAGCAAGAGAAGTTAAGAATAAAACTATAATAGCTAAAGTAACAACTTCATTTAAAGAAAAGTGGCAAAGAAAATTAAAAGAGCATAATCTGGATGAAAGTACGGTCATTGTAAAGTTAGCAGAGATAATAACAAATGATAGTGATTTGTATATGAGTTTATTATCTGAAAATGTTGAGCTAAAACAAACTAACAAAGAATTAATTAAAAAACATATAAAATGAATAAAGAAAAATTAACAGAGCTTTATAAAAAGTACAATCTAACAAAAGATGATGTGTTTAAGCATCAACACTATATAATAATAACCAGAAGCGGAATTGATAAAATACAAGCTAAGGCTAAAATTGATATAACATACGATGTTGTTAAGTGCGAAAGAGATTATTGTGTAGTATTAGCAAATGGCAAGCATAATGAATTTTACATCCAAACTTTTGGTAGTGCTTTAAAAGGCAAAGATTTTAAAGACGGTAATACTAATAGTTGGTATGTTATGGAAATGGCTGAAAAAAGAGCAATGTCAAGAGCTGTATTAAAACTAACTGGATTTTATGAATTAGGGGTGTTTGGCGAAGATGAAAGCGAAGATTTTAAAAAGAAATAATTATGAAAAGTAGCAAAGAATTTTTTGAAGAGTTAAGAGAGGGAGATGAATACCTTTCTTGTATGATGACTAAAGAAGTTTATAGTGGTATAGATTTAGAAAATAGAGAAAGAATAGTTATCACAACAGTTAGACAAAAGAACTCTAAATTTAAAGATGATGAATATCACAAAGAGTTATTAAAAAAGAAGTCTAAAATAGATAAAGAGTTAAGAGATTATGAATTTAATATAAATCACAAATGAGTATAATTAGACAAGTAACTTTTGATAAAGCTAATAGAAGAAAAGATAGAAGTATAAGTTTAACCTTTATAACTTCATTAGAGCAGTCAACAGATGAGTTTATGGAGTTAGATAGCATTTTAAACGAATCAGGTGTGTTATTTTTTAAATCTAATGGTAATCTAACAAAAGAAGAAATTAAAGAGCTTGATAGTGTTGAAATAGAAGTAGAGGGGAAAAGTAAAAGCCAAAGGCTAAGAAATGTATTATATATTTTACATCAACAGTCGAAAAGTAATCAATCATTTAACGACTTCTATGCTGATAAAATGGAGGGGATTATACAACATTTTAAAGATAAATTATTATGAACTACAAAATAATAACACAAACAATGTTAGCTTTATTATTCTTTTTCTTAATTGGAGGAATAACTAAATTAAAAAATGATAATGAAGCCTTAGAATATGAAAATAAGCGTTTAAAAGAAACATTAGAAGAAAAGCAAGACAGCTTAATAATGATGTATGAAAATGATTTAAAGGCTTTAGAAATTATTAATAATTATGAAAATAAAATATAGAAGAAAGTTAGATAAGCTAACAAATAATGAATTAGAAAATTTAATATCAAATTTCACTTTAGATGAAATAGCTATTAATTTTGATATTTCTAAAAGTTCAATACAGGCAATTTATAAGAGTAGAGGAATGTTTAAGGGTAATTCTCCAAGATTTATTCATGATGAATTTTCAAGTGAGGACTATATTAAATCTCATAATGCGTGGATGAATAGTAAGGAAAGGTTATATTTACAAACAATTAAAAAACAATAAATTATGAATGTAAAAGGAAAATTACAACAAAAATTAAAAGTAGAAAGTGGAGAAAGTAAAAGTGGAAAAGAGTGGAAAAAGCAAACTATCATTATAGATAATGGCAACCCATTCAATCCATTAGTAGCAATATCATTCTTTGGAGATGAGAAAATAAAGATGTTAGAAAAATACAAAGAGGGTCAAGAGGTTGATGTTGCTATTAACATTTCATCACGTGAGTTTAACGGTAAATGGTATCATAGTATTGATGGTTGGAAAATTAACGAAGCTGGAGATAGTAAACCTGCTGAACTTAATAGTATTGATGATTTGGAAGAACAATTACCTTTTTAGAATACTAAGCCCTAACAAATAAATTTTATTAATAACTTAAAACACAGCTGGGGAGCTGAAATTGGTTAATAAAAACAAGAGTTAGGGCTTTTTTATTTTTTTTTTAATACATTTGTAATATGTCAGCTAATAAATGGATAAGACTTACTAAAGGTCAGAAGCAAAGAATGATTGACTTATATCAATCGTCTTTATCTAAAAAAGAAGTTCAAGAGATATTATCAAAAGAGTGGGGTTGCACAGTTAGAAGTGTTAGGGAGCAAGCTAAAAAGCTCAATTTAAACTTACTTCAAACAAATATCAAGAACGATAAAATAATGGTTTATGACATTGAAACAAGTCGAGTAACTGCCGATTTATGGTGGACTGGAAAACAATACGTAAACTATAAACAACTAAGCGGAGAGCCTAAAATAATTTCTATAAGCTGGAAATGGTTAGGAGATGATAAAGTACACGCCTTGACTTGGGATAAAGACCATTGCGACAAAAAGATGCTTGAAAAGTTTTTGCCAGAATATAATAAGGCTTTAATGGTTATAGGTCAAAATAATAATATGTTTGACAATAAATGGATAGCAACAAGAGCAGCAAAGCATAGACTACATATAAACAGATTTGTTAAGTCTTTTGATATTTATA